GCGTTCAATGCAATAACTGGATTATCCACAGCCGCAAAAAAATCATCAAACTTTGAACCCTTCTTAGCACTATCGAAAGCTTTCTGGCCATTGCCAGCACCATCATCCCCAGCCCTAACTGTTACATTTTTTCCCATTGCTCTTATTTTCGCAGAATGCTTAGGATCGTTCCCGCCACTAACATCAGCACCAAAACCTGTAGTCAAATGATTTATACTTGCGTCAGAGTCACCCCCAACGTCACAAAAATGACTCCATAAAACAGATATAGATTGAGATTTTCTGCCAGCTGGAAGAGGATAAAGAGAAGTGTACTCATTATCTAACCCAGATGGATCGCTTAAGGGGTTCCTTACCGCATCAGAAGTTTGTGATACTGCATCTCTATGAGCATCTGGATTGCCATTAGGAAATAACGTGGCCCATTTTTCCATTAAAGTTGCTGCCATTAATATGTACTCCTATATTCTTTCTTAGTTACCGGCCGCGGCCGATGCTGATGCTCTGTCCCACTCTGTATCAACCACATTAAGTCTATGGTTTCCTCTAGTGCTTGAGCCGACGCCAAAATATGCGGCGATGCCCTTTCTGTTAGCGTCACTTTGCTTATTAAAACTAATTCCTGCCTTTCTGACAGCGTCTACTTTTTGCCCTGGGGAGGCGTTGCTGCCAGATACAGTAGATCCTACCAACCCGCTGGACGAGGTATTAACAATTGCGTTCCACAAGATTCCTACATCAGCATCGTGGTGACCTGCAGGCATTGGCTTACTAGAGGTAAATCCTTCATCTAAGGCGGAGGACTCTCTTAAGGGATTTCTATGAGAAATTGCCGAAGTGCCCGATAGGCCGTTTCCGTCCGTGCCATCGGCTTTACTTGGCACCGCATCGGGGCTATTACCGCCGCCGCCGTTGCCAAACAAAGAATTCCATCGTTGTATAATAGTTTCTGGCACTTACATTCTCCTAAAATAATTTTAACTTGTCTTTCATCTCAACGGACAAAATAATATCTTTCAAATGGCTCGTGGTCAGTGTCGGCTGTTCAATAATACCTTGAAGCTTTTCTGTTACCAACTCAATCTTTCTCTTAATGTCCTTATCCTCAACCGCGGCTGACTTGTCCGCTACCTCATCCAACAAAGCGTCTACTTTCTTACATACCCAATTCTTGAACTCTGTACTATCTGCAGAAGTATAGTACTTGACTAAGTAATCTTTTTGCTCTGTTGTGAGAAGATGCTTATACGCATCATCAAATTTTTGAATAGCCAGAATCAAACTCAACTTCCCTGTTTGGATCTCTTCTAATGATTTAAGAGGAGGGCTATCAAATTCCCCTCGTCTTTCTCTTACTCGCTTGGCCTCTTGATTCTCTATTAAATGCTCAAACAAGTTTTCATCTAGCGTAAGACGATCTCTAGAAGTAATATACTGTTCATCTTCGTGTAGCTTAATATGAAAGCTAGCCAAAGTCTTATAGTTGGGAATCTGTGTCTTAAGCAATTCTTTCTTATTGCTGATCTTAGCAATTTGCTCCATAAGCACATCAAGTTCCGAATCTAACTTTCTGCTCATAACAGTTTTATTATATTCCTTTATAAGATTCTCTATAAACCTAGAAGCAAAATATACATTGCGTGCTTCACTATAAAGAAATTGTGAATATATCTTATAAGCCTTAGAAATCTCGGTAGACTTGACAAAATTTTCTCGAAGAAGAGAAAATAACTTTTGAGCCTTAGGAATATTGTTGTGTGCCACCTGCGTTAATACCGCATGGTTTAGTACCTCAAATAATACTCCCACATTCTTTTGTTTATTGTGCTTCATCATACACCCCTGGCAAAATTAAGATACAATGACTAAAATAAATATAATAAAGAGTTTCTAAATGTCATTAATAATACCTCTTAGTGATGAATCGTTCAACTTATTATCACCATTATCTTGGACTAAATTCTTTAACATATCTTTTGATTCATAATTATACTGCATAATATCAGAAATAGTTCTGTCGAGTACATCTACTTTGGCTGGCTTGCCATTAGTTTTTATAAATCCATTTTCATTATAACTATAATCTTTAGGATACCCTGGCAACTCGCGAGTGCCTGTTGGGTCATATGGCATAGCATCCTTTGTCCAGTTCTCTCTATCCTCATTGCTATCCCCCTCCTCTTTATCATCATCATCATCATCATCATCAGCACCACCGCCAGGTTGCCCGCCCATGCCAGGTTGATCCATCTCGCCTTGTTCAAGCTTATCAAGAATACTTTTACTAACTGCTTCTTTTTCTTGATCAATCTTAATATTTGCAATCTCATTGTCAGTAAGCTTGAGCACATTCTTCTGTACATAATAAGAAGAAATAATATCTGACTCAGCCATTTCTCTTGCGGTACCAAATCTCTTATCCATCAAGTCAAGATGCATCATCTCAGTAATGGTAGATGGATTGGTTAATCTTAAATCAAAGTTGTAAATGGCTGACTCATCATACCCACGGAGATAAAGATGGATAAGTGATATCTTCGCCAATTCGCTGACAACAATCTTCTGAATACGTTGAATAGTTCTCGCAAACTTAATGTCCTCCTGTGCTAAGGTTGATTTGCCTGAGAGATCTTCTTCCGCGGTAAGATAAGACTTAGGAACGCCGAGAGATATAAACAACTTATTTTGTAAATACTCAATGTCTTCAATAGCAGCAGCGTTTTCGCCGCCAGGTAAGGTTTCAATCCTACTGCCGCGATCACCGCGAACTGGAATAAAGAAGTCTTCAAGTATAGATTCGGGATTATAACGTAAATCAACCTGTCCGTTACTTTCAGAAGTAACAGGTATGCGCTTGAGTTTATCGCGCGCATTCTGCATGTAGCCTTCCACATCTTTAGGTGGTATGTTTCCAACATCAACATAAAATACTCGTCTTTCTGGTGCCCTACTAATACGATAGATTAGCATTGCGTCTTCAGCCATCAATAACTGCTTCCATACTTTCCTTGAAGAGTCTAGAGCTGAACGCCCATAAGGCAAAAATCTATCATCGCCCAGTATTCGCAAGTGAGATATTTGGTAGTTTTCAAAAACGGTATTCCCTTGTGAAGTCCACTTGAACCTCAGACTATTAGGATCGTTATTGTACCCCTCTTCTCTTTCTACTTCGCCAACTGGTAGTGCTATAGCACCTAATACACCTTCTTTTTCTACTATGTCAAGCAAGTTAAAGTGATCACCATACTTTACCATGTTTCTTATCCATGTCCAAAGATGAAAATCAATATCTAATCTTTGATATAATAACTCTTCTAACTCGCCCACGATTTTATCATCATCAGACAAAACTTGAACAGTTTTGCCATCTTCAGAGTAAGTCATACTATCATCAGCATAAATGTCTAGGGCTCTTGTAATCTCAGGGTAATGATCCATCTCTTCGTAGTCTCGGATACGCTCGATACGTTCTACTGCACCAACAAGACCTTCACCATATAGGGTCTGGGTTGCTTTGTGGAACGAGTCAAAAACACGACGCTGTGACGTGCTTGAGGGGCGCTCCGAAGGGATCTTGTAAGTTGCAGATCCACCTTTGAGTAATCGCCTTAGTATGTCAAACTTATCTGCCATTTCTTATCCTTTATTTTGCTGTTGATTGTGTTACGAAAAACAACACCAGCGCCAAAACCACAGGGACAAGGCCTGCGATGCCGCCCCAAACCCCTGCTTTAACTTTTAGTGTAGCAATGTCTATTTGTATCTGAGTAAGCTTGCTATCTATGTTACTAAACTTACCATCATACCTTTCTAGCTTTTCCATTACCAATTTTTGATATTGATCCCAGCCATCGCCTACACTAGCCATCGCATGTCTTCTTTCTGTCCTGTGCCTGTATCGAAAGTCCACTGTTTCTCTTGTTCTTTAGACTTCGCATTCCAAACACCAAACTCATAAGGTGTGTTATTAAAATTTAACCCTTGCAACAAGTCCTTTGTTAGTTCCTCGTCACGCGAGTTAAACTTAAGAGTAGTAGTTCTAACATACATGCCCATAGCTAGTGATAATATAAGGTCATCATTATATCCTCCAAGAGCCTCCGGTCTTCCATTGTGAAATATAAAAGTTTCCAGTTCGGCAAAAGTTCTTTTAGAATGTAATGTAAAGTCATGTGTTCTTAAGTCTTCTTCCAACCGTGCTATACAAGCTGGTCTGCTCTTCATACTCATGGTAAATCCAGGCACAGCATTCTTTGGAACATTATAAATATCATACTGTAATTGATTAGCGTTGCTTTCATGTATCTTTGTTAAATCTTTTATCGTCCAATACATATTCTTATACTCCATCTCTATGATTTTCATCACCACATGATGACCCATAGAGGCGTTTTCAACCACTATATAAGCATTGTTATATTGAACTGCTGTGTTATGTATAAGGTGAGCAAAAGCATCAGTATTAACCTTACCCCTATACTCTGCTACTTGCTCATAATTCTCCACATCAATAATATGAAAAGCAGAAAAGTCTTCCCCGTCGCCTCTTGCCACATCAGCACATAGCAAATACTGTTTGGTGTAATCGGGATACTTCCATATCCATAACCCTTTATCTATCCATGTCTTCTCTTCTGGTTCCCTCAAGTAAGGTCTAAAGCCATCATCCGCTGGCTCTTCTTCGTTGGGATGCTCCTCATACCACTGAAGCGCTTTTATGCTTACTACGTTATTACCCGACTGTAAAAAGTCACAACCATGTTCTTGAGCAAACGCTTGATCGCCTATTTTTCTTTTCTCTTCCCGTGCCCACTCATCATCCCTATCTTGATGTAAGTTCCAAAGTAAACTTATAGGCCTAAATGCCACATTCCGTTTTCCTACTTGCTCCCCTGCTCCCGCTTGAGCATCCATATACATTTTATGGAACCAATTACCAATACCATTAGGTGAAGACAACACGATACAGTCACCACCGGTTGACAGGGTAGGTTGAGCAGCAACCCAAATAGTATCCATCGACTTAATAAAAGCTGCCTCATCAATAATGAGAAGACTCAAGGCCTCTGAACGAGCAGCGTCTTTAGAAGTAGTGCCCGTTGCGCCGGCCTTTATCTTACTGCCATTAGCCAGCTCCATGCTCTGCCGGTTATCCACCAGCAACTCACTCTTTAGAAAATCTGGTATCTCTTGAAGGAATACTCTTACCTTGTCTACAAGATTAGTAGCTGTATCTCTTTTTGTAGCGAGGATAAATATTTCTTTGTCTTTGAAAAAATTAGCCAACCATCCAGCGTATGCAGCACAAAGCGTACTAATGCCAAGCTGTCGCGCCTTAAGAATAATATTGTAAGAGTTATCTAAAAAGCTTT